TTGTTAATTTATTATTTTCGGTATCAAATACTGGTTCTAATTTGTTAACATTGCCTAATACATCATTAATATTTTTAAATAATTCGTTAAGGAATATATTAAGATTTACTTTACCATTACCATCTATATTTTTATCTAATACACCCGCAACCCCATCAATATTAACCATAATATTCATTAGTTTACCAGCATACTCATTTCCTTCTACATAGTAATTATTTAATTCATTTAATACATCCCAAGAAACTCCATTTGGATCTTTGGATTGATATTTACTCGGAATTAAACATATTGTAGGATCAGCGGAAAATTGTCCAGGGAAACGGAGACATAGATTTGTATCTGGGGTTGTGTCTATGGTAAACATAGGGACAGGGTTCCCTGCTTCGTTAGTTTTAGTATTATCATATACTAAAAGATTTTCTTCTACCCAATCTAATAGGTATCCTAAACGAACATAATAAAAATCTAATGAATGTGTCGTAACTCCAGTTGAATCTGGGTTGGCTGAGTTGGCTATAAAATTGGTTTTGAATAAATTACCATTTCCTTTTGCAGATCTAGCTTCTTGCCTCCATTGGTATAATTGTTGGTTAAACAATGTTTTATTTTTTGTCTCAATGGAAGTTAATGGGGACAAAGATTGTTTTTCTTTTTCTGCTTCTACGGCTTGACGAGCAGAATTTAGTCGAGCTTTAGCTTGTTCATTACTTTTTTTAATAGCCTCCGCGTTAGTTTCAGCACTTCCAATACTCCGAACTCTAGCTGTGGGGAATTTTTCTAAAGCCTTTTTGGCATAATAATAAGAATCTGCCACGGCGGTGAAACCATCAGCGTTCAATTTCCTTATCAAATCACTATAATCACTAACTCCTTCTGCATCTTTAAAATCCTTCCTAACCTGCTGGTAGGCGTTTTCAATCTGGTTAGCAGCGTCTATCGCTTGATTGTAACTATCTTCGGATTCATTAACTTGGCCAAAGGTAGCGGTTTTATATTGATCTATATAGTTCTTAATTACATTCACAGCACCCTTATCCATAGTTGAATACTTTCCAGTATCACTAGTAGGTAATCCCTTTACTCCATATTGAAGGTTTGTTGTTTGGCGTCTAAGCTCTTCATTTATTTCATCTATTATAGGTTTTATTTCATCCCTAATTTTTTGCACTTCTGCATCTGCTGCTTCGTTTTCAGCATCTAAACCTTTTTCAGCTGAGCTAATATTGTTATCTCGTTGATTAAGTTCTTGGGATGGGGAAAGTTCAGTTTTGTTAGTAGCAATAGGGGCTTTATTGACCTTAAGAGATTCAATAATATCTCCTAAACCAATTAATTTTAAATTAATATCGTAACTACCATCATCGTTAAATTTCCAAGTAAAGTTAGTAACTTTACCCAACATAGCATCGTAATTGTAATCCTCGTTTTTACGTTGATCTTGAATAGCTTTGATAATAGTATTTTGGTCGCTGCCTTCTGCAAAGAATTTGCTAAAAGCTTCGGTAACAAAATCTGTTCTATTTTTTAATTCTCCCTCATTAGTTACCCAAATATTATGGCCCCATTCGAGGAGCATAGTATAACCAATTCTAAAATATAAAAGGTCAAATATTTGGAGTTGTTCTAAAGAATATACTTTAATTTTAACTTCTGCTTTCTGAAGTGCGCCTCGGTTATAAAAACCAATATTTGCTGATTCAATTGAGGGCATTGGGACGTATCCTCTAGATCCGATACCACCCCATCCATATGCTGCTATAGTTGAGATTGGATCTTCATTTGAGTTATATAAACCAAAATGGTATTTAGGATTTAATTTATCATCTAAACCTACTATACCACCAAACAGAACACAAGCTTTAGCAAGCTCCATTCCTGTGAGCGATTCATTAATACTCCTAGCTTTTAATTGATCTTGACCTCCTATAAAATTATCGTTATCTTGTTTTAATTTTAAATATGCTTCTTGTTGAATAGCGTTCATAGCTGCAAAATCTTCTGGTGATACTTCACTAACAGGAGGTGCTACGGTACCTACGTTAACAGAAGATGCTAAACGTAAAAACGCGTTTTGATTATTTTGAAAGATTAAATGTTTGTCGGTTTTATTTCGAACACCTAGAAATTGTTGTCTTGTTTCTATTTGCTTAATAACACCGTCATCAAAAACCTGGCCTGTAATGTTTCCATTCTTTGGCATATTATACCCTATTTAATTTGTTGAATAGACTTTGTGCAAGTGATACATTTGATGGTATTCTAATTTCAGTCCCTACAGGAATGAATAATGAATTTAATGAAAGAACTTCAGGATTCCCCGCTGCAATGATCCACCATAAAGAAATGTCGCCATAAAATTCTTGGGCTAATAAATCTAAACGATCACCTTGAGTAGTATAAGCGTAAGTATCGTTTATATCCGAAGGAATCTCAGGGTAACGAGTGCTTCTTTGGATTTGAAATCCTAATTGGCCACGTTTAGTTTCCGATAGGATTATAGGAATATTTTTATATCTATTAGTTGCCATTTTAAGAGTTTGATTGAGTTCTAGCCCTTTGGGCAGCGGATGCTGCTTGTTGTCTCAAAGTATCTCCTGTTTCTTCCACATCATTAGTGTTTACTGTTGCCTTTCTTGTTTTTACTTGATATGTGTAACCACCCGAGTCTGATTCTGTTTGGCCGGTTTTTCCAAAGGAAATAAACGGAGCATTATTATTTTTTCCATCACCACTGGCAATAAAGTATGGAGATACTGTTTGAGGGATGAAATTGTGAATTGGTTTAAATTTAAATCCACCAACATTAATCATTTTAGGCATAACATAAGATCCGTCTTGTTTTACCCCAGCATCATTATATTCCCCAATATCCCAACCTGCCGCTTCTTCCATATCAAAAGAAATACCAGTTAATATACCAGGAACATCTATCAAATAATCTCCTAATGTTATTTTAACAATATTACCTCTCATAAATCCACCGGCAGTATAATCAGGGGCCATTAGGGAGGCAAGGTAATTTAGTTTAGAATAAACAGAAGCTTGTTCTAAACGAGATAGAATAGGAACTTGGAAATCAAAGGAAATATCTCTTGAAAAACCATTATACATAAAAAAGTCTTCACCACGTCCCATGTAACGAGTTGACTTCCAATCAGCTCCATAACTATCAGATAATCCTTTAATATAAGATCTAAAATGAATGTAAGTATTATTCCCCGAGCCATCATTGTTAACCTTAGTAATATAAAAATCAACAGTATCCTTAATTGTATTATCAGCTTGTTGAGCAATATATATTGGAGCCGTAGTAATTCTATCAGTCCCCATTACTGGTTGTTTAGATCGTTTAGCTAGGCCTGGGTTGGCTTCTAAAAATGTATTTTCTCTAGAGTGAACAGGTTTTAAACCAAAGGTTAATGTATTTTTAATATGTTCTCCGGTAGCAGCTAATGCTGTGTTTGCTACATAAGAAGCAGGATTAATGTATCTCCATTTGGATACATCACTACCATACATTCTAATATTTTCAGTAATAAGTAATGCTTGTTGAGTAGCTAAAAATTCTAAACCTTGACCCGTAAGTAAAAATTTAGAAATTCTTTTAGTATCATCTAATACTGCTTTTGTTACTACACCTTGTCCTCTATAAAGACTATCAGGAGTAGTTTTTGCTGTAGGAGAGGATTCTACACTAGGCAAAGGGGTAGTCACTAGCGGTGCATCACTGCTACCACCACCTGGTCTATCATTCCCATAGGGAACTTCTCTTGGGCCGTGAGTATATCCTTTGCCCTTATAGAATTTAAATTGACCTGGATCTGTAAGTAGTTTGACTAACCCCATAGTAATTTAATTACTTAGGTAAGTTGTCTGTATACTTAACAGGAGACTTTCCGTCTAAATCTAACTGAGAATCTTTAGCAAAATCCTTTTTAATCTCAGATGTTTGAACATCGTATGATACTGGTTTTTTGCCGTCAAGACTTAAAGCTGATACTGATTTTTTTAATAGATCGATTAATGCCATGATTTTTTATTTATAAATATGATTAAACTTAAATTTTATTGTTGTTGATAATTTGTTAACGCAATTGTAGCGCCTACCTTATTACCATCAATGTATACTCCACCTTCTTTATTTAGAAGTTGATTTAATAATCCTGAGATTCTTTGTAATTCAGTTACTGTAGCATCATTACCACCACCTCCACCACCGAGGTTAGTTCCAGCGACAATAGTATCTTTATCATTAAATGAAATAGCACCTTCAGGACCATACATTGTTCTAGAATACCCTGCTCCCCCAGTAACGGGTCCTTGAACACCGTCATTCATGTATTTGGCTGCCATTCCAGCAACAGCTGCGGCTGCGACAGCACCCAATGCCCAACCCGCAACAGGAATAGATGCTAATGATGATATTACTTTCATAACAGCTGTACCTACTGTTTTAAGGAATCCTGCGGCTTGTTTAACTTGGTTTTTCGTTTCTTGTTGGCCTTCTATTACTTTTTCTTTATTAATAGTTTTTTGAAGTGATTTCTTTATAGCCATAATACCTTGACCTATTGCCATAACTCCGTTTATAGCTATTTGAAGTCCCTTAATAGTCATCATGGCTTTGATTACAAACCCTAATGTATTTTTTACAGCCTCCATTCCTTCTTTGGATTTGGTAATTCCACCAATAAATCCTGCTACAGTGGAAACTATGCTAGTAAGTGTGTTTAGTATAGGAATGAATACCATATCTAAAAGAGGTTGAGCTGCTGCTCTTAGGTCATTCATAGATTTTTCAAACGCAGTAAGGGTTTCAGATCCACCAGTTAAAGCCGCTAATCTTTCTTCTTCTTGTCTTGCTAATTGGTCACCTAAAGAAGCCATTGCGGTCATAGCTTCAATACCTTGTTTTTGTAAATCTACCATATTGGTATTTTCGGCGGTATTTTCTTTTTGGGCGATGAGCATTCCGTCCATTTGGTCTTTAGTCATACCCATAGCTTTAGCTAAAGCTTCACGTTGTAAAACATTCATTTTAGAATATTCTGCTTCATTAATACCTTGAGCTGCTAATTCATCCATTAATTTTCCTTGGTCTCCAGCAAGAGCTGCTGCTCTGGCTTTTTCAAGATTTAATTCTTTACCAGTTAACAATTCAGCTTCCATTTCAGCAGCTAATGAATCTTCAATGTTAAGTAAGCTACTTGCTATACCCTCAACATCTTTCATTTCAAGACCTAATTTTTTAGCTTTAGTTACTGCTTTTGTAATTGCTTCAGCTGAACCTCCAAATTGGATTTTTACGTTGTTTGAGACTCCAGCTACGTCTTTCATGATTTGTTTCATGCTAACGTTAAGTTTCAAACCTTTAATTTGTTCTTGAGCGGTTCTTGCTACATTTTGAGCTACATCACCTGCATCTTCACCTGTCATTTTGGCAAAAGTATGCATTTCTTTTAATGTGTCAGCGGCTACACCTCCATGAACACTAAGTTTCATGAAAGTTTTCATTGTCTTATCACTAACCGTTTCTACACCTCCTAAAGCTCCATATATTTCTTTAGCAGCACCTGTGGCTTGTTCACGGGTCATCCCCATTGTTGCTCCTATGTTTCGAGCAGTTCCATATAATTGTTGTCCTACTGTTACAGATACTCCTAATTGTGCTGTAAATTCTTTAGTAGAATCACTAATTGTAGCTAGGTACTGTCTTCCTTCTTTAGCATTTTCTTTAAATTTCTCGAACATAGATACCCCTATAGCTAATAGACCGAGAGGACCAAATGCTGTTTTTAAAACACCACCAAAAGCTTTTGCAGCAATTTTCATCTTTTCAAAACCACTAACCGCTCTAGTTCCACCACTACTAACTTCGTAGATTTCTTTTTTAGCTTTTTCAAATGTATCAGTAAGTACTTTACCCGTTTTACTCATACCTAACTTATCAAAAACCTGCCCTAATTTTCCCACCATATTAACTATTCCGGATTGGGCATCTTCTAGGGTTTTTGTTCGTTTAAGTTCTTCCTCTAATTGTTTATTATTGCCTTTTAACACTCCTTGTGTTTGCATTAACAATTGGTATTGGATTTCCTCTGAAGTAAGTTGTTCTTTCTGGGTGTTGAGTCCTTTTTGGCGAGAGAATATCTGGCGTCCTAGAGCATCTGCTTGTTCTTTGGCTCCTTTTATACCTGCTTCTTCCGCAGCTCTTAACTCTGCTAATTTTGACCTAGATTTTTCTAAACCTTTTTCTTGGTTTGTTATAAATTGAAGGCGTTGTTTTCCTTTTTCACCTAATTCTTTTTCTAGATTATTTTGTTGACGAGCAAGTTCGTTTTGTAAAGTTTTATTTTTTGCTATATCTTTTTGAACATCTTTAGATGACAGATATTCAGAAGTTAACTTTTTAGTTTGAGCATATGCCTCTTTTACTAAACTTAAAGACTCTTTATCTTGAGTATAAACATCTTTTTGAGTTTTAAGTAAAAAAGACATTTGGTCTTGAATTTGACCCACAAGAGATAACTGATCGGCTAACGAAACGTTAGCTTCTTCAATTAATTTTTTTTGGATTTCTTCTTTACTCGCCATTAGTGATTAAGTATATGTAATAAATATTGAGAGGTATCAGAATTTGACACCTCTCATTTATTTACTTTAATTTACTTCTATCTGGGTTAGCCCAATCTAGATTGGTGTTTTTAGCTCCACCTCCAGGAGTAATTTTACCATATTCCTTTTGTTGGGCTTCATGTTCTTGGTTAATGGATTCTTGGATAAATCTAAATGATATGTTTCTTAACCATATAGGCATATTATATACAGTATCATAGTCATATCCTCCACGACCATAAAACACTATTTCGTGAATTTGCTTAAATAAGCTAAATCTATACTCTTGCGTCAGGCCAAAAAAACTGAACCTCCATAGGTATGGTGACCTCCTGTTCACCGTTTTCACCATCATGGATGAAAGTCATTTTAATGTCTGGTTGGATGGATTTGATATGGGATCTAAGAGCTGATGCATCACGGGCTAGCATATAGTTGTCTACGAAATCACGGATTGTTTTTTTATCGGTTTCGCCGTCAACTGAGATGATTTGGTGCTTAAGACGTGTAGAAATGTCAGCAGATACGTTTTTATTAATACGTTTCATACCTTTGATTTCAGCATCAATTGCTTTTTCTATTTTACCTGTAATGAGTTGGAATGTAACTTTGTTTTTAGAATATGGAAGTTCAAATTCAAATTCGTTTACTCCTTTAGTAATTTCGTTTTCATCTAATTCTACTGAAGGTAGTTCTGAGAGGTCTACTGTAACTTCTTCACCTTCATAGGTAAATGGATACTCTTTACCATAACCCAATACACGAGCAGCAATCATAATTGCATTTTTATCTCCTAATAAAAGGTCATCATAATTAAATTCTGTAACTAGGAGTGATTGGAGTAATTTATCAATTACGACTCCTTGTTTTACATAACTCATGTTAGTTAAAATATCTTCTTCTTTAGCCGTCATGTATTTCATTTCAACTGTTCCAGAAGATAAGGGATGGCCTTCAGGATATAATAATCCTCTAGAAGGTAATTCAACAATTTCAGTTGGAAATTTGAACTTGGGTTTTTCTTGTTTTGCCATAAATTTTTATTTATAATAACTGTTATCGAGTATACATATCAAAATAAAAAAAGAGCTTGACATAGCCAAGCTCTCCTTAAAAATATTTTGAATTTCTTTATTAGAAGTTCAATACGCAATAATCCATTCCAAGAGTAACTGTCAAGTTTTGAGCAGCTGCTTCGTTATCCCAGTTGTATTCACCAAATTCAGCAGCTTTAATGAAAGCACCTTTGATGATCCATTCTGAAACGATATCGCCTACAGGGCCCAATACATCGATAGTCAAATCTTTCTTATACATATCCGAGTAACCATCGCGACCTGTTACTGATTCGTGGTGTAAACGAACCCATTCCATTACCGCCTGAGCTCCTGAAGGAGTGATAGGATCGAACATTGTCATTGTTAAATCATTCCACTTCAACTTACCTTTGATTTTTCTGTAAGTGTTAATATGGTTTAATACAATTTCTTCCTGTGAGAAACCTACAGACGAAATAGCTTTAATTGTATAGGCAGGAATGCCATCAACATACATGATAAATCTATTTTGTACCTTCGGTTCGAAGGCTGTGAAGAAAATTTCGTTGGAATCTAATATCGCCATTTTATTTTATTTTATTATAAATATTCAAACTTTTAAAAATTATGCTGGGAAAGTAGCTCCTGTTGGTAAGATGTTGAAATCCAAGTAAATGAATTCAGCCGTCTTAGTAGGTTGGATGTAAATTTGACCTACCATCTGGTTTCTATCAATTACATCAGCTGTGTTGTTACTTTCATCCATGATCACTTTAAAAGCATATAAACCTTGTCTCTGTTGTACTGTTTCTAAGTACGGATTAACTTGGCTTAAGAATGCATTTCTAGTAGCGATAGTGTTCTGTTCGAATACTAAGTTTTGGGCTACATCTGAAATGTAGTTTTTAAGAGCAATCAACAATCTTCTAACATTTACTCTATCTAAAGCAGATGCTTTAGTTTGTAATGTTTTCTGACCATATACTACTACACCAGTTGCAGGGAATGAAGCAATTGGGTTCACTTTAGCAGTGTAAAGTGTATCGCGTTGAGCTTGTGTCAACTTAATTTCTGGTCTAACTACTTGATCAAGACCACCTCTGTTAATACCTGCTGGAGCGAACCATGGCTCACTTACTGAATCGTTGTAAGCATAAACACCTGGCATCATTGTTGAAGCTGGTACCCAAACTAATTGACCTGAATCTGGGTCAACTGTCTGTAACCAAGGCCAGTATGAAGCAGCATATGAAGTATTTCTAAGAGCTGATTTTGTAGTTACTGTTGATACACTTGAATTGTAAGGTACCAAATCCATTACATAAATGCTATCACCTCTACCTTGTGTATTGTTAATTGCATTAGTAATTTCAGTATTATAGTTAGCATCTGAATCATAAAGACCAGGAGTAACTAATACGTTAAATTTGTAATCGTCTTGGTTAGCTAACAAACTAATCATGTTAGTATAGTTACCAGCAACCAAACCTTGAGTATTAGTGCCATTAATGCTACCATAGAAGTTAGCACCACCTTTAACGTCACCTGTAGCTGCCCCAAACGAACCACTTTGTGCGACTGGAATATAAGGTGTAAATTCTGCTTTAGCAGTACCTGTGTTATCGAAGTAATCAGGAGTTAAGAAATCAGCATTGATAGCAGATACGTAAACGTATCTAGAATTTGTCTTATAATTACCGTTTACTTGAATTGAGTTAGTAGCACCATTGTATGCTTCGTATGAATCACCAATTACTTTAGAAATAAAGTTTGGAGATTTTGGATCCAATGATAAACCAGTCCAAGTTTCAAGGGCGATTTTGTTATTTGTAGTATCGTTACCTTGTCTAACAATTATATCGAATGTACCTGATGCTGTGCTTGGGTTTGAAATTTCCCATCTTAAGTTATCAGATGTTCCGTTTGTTAAAGCACCTTGAGAATCTTCAGTTCCTGCACTATTCATGATAACACCATCAGAGAGGGTTTTCAATGTAAATGCACTACCAGAAGCAACCGCACCTGCTGTGCTACCTGATACAAATGATGAAGATGCTGGAGTGAATGAACCACTAGCTACACGAGCAACAAGTAAAGCTTCACCACCATTAGCGAAGAAGTTATATGCTGCGATAGACGTAAAGTACGAATATACATTACTTGCACTAGTAAGAGTAGCACCGAATCTATTCACGTATGAACTGTAAGAAGTAACAATTGTTGGAACTTCTACAGGACCTTTTACAGTAGGACCGATGATAGCCGCTGTATTTGTAAACGGTGTCTGCGAAATGAAAGACGAATCATTTTCTCTTGCTAATACTCCTGGAGATATTAATGTTTCTGCCATTGTTTGGGGTTATTTTGTTTTATTATAAATATGTGGAAAAATCTTAAAAGTCATCGTTTTATAAACTCACCTGTTTCTATATTCACGTTTCCCTCGCCATATTTTTCTTGTAACTGTGTTGCTATTTTTTCACTAGCTTCACTTATTTCTTTCAATTGGTCAACTACTTTGTTTTTTTCTAATAGAATAGTTTGTAAATCAAACTCTAAAGAACCAAATAATGTAGTTAATTGATTTCTCTTTTCGTTTATGTCTTTTAGGGCTAATAACTCTTCGGCTGTCAAAAACTGATTATCCATGGTATAAATATATTAGGTAATTTACAGAAATTAAGGTTGTAATACCCATCCCCAGAATACTACCTCATCAGTACCATTACCTGTAAAATCTATTGTAATGGGACCACCCAAATTGACAGCTACCTGAATTGCTGTAGCGGATGTCATGTTATTGGCTGTAACTATAATATCTCTTCCAAGTCCTAAAGAAATGACTGGGATAGATGGGAAGATATTTTGTAAATCTACACTGACTGTTCCTCCAGATAAAGCAACTACACCTCCAAAAGGAACCCATGTTCCTGAAGCACCTTGGGTTGTTGCCGCATTAGCAGATACTGAGGATACTATTGTGCTTCCTCCACCACCTCCACCACCATTTAAGGCGTAAGAAGCAGTTACAGCGTATGAAGCTGTTGTATTAAGTAAATCGGTTGAAGGATTATAAGTTAATTTATTGCCATTTGTTTTAAGTACTTGTTCATAATCCGCACTTGATGAGCCCGCAAATAATACTCTACGAGTATTGTTAGTAGAATCTGCTAAAGGATTTAGTTTTGAAGCATTTAATGCTGTTGTAGCTGATCCTGTTAAACTACCACTAACGGATACACTATATCCACCACCAGCAGTAAAAGCATCATATAACGCAGATACATCACTAGCATTAATAGTATTTCCGGTTACAATATTGGATTTATCTAATTGAGCCATGGGTTATTTTTCGTTATAAATATTCAAAACTCTATTAACCGATTCAATTACGCGAGAAGGTTTGATTGTTTTAGTGCATTCGAAATGACGTTTGGTTCCTTTATGATCAGGACACCATTCCCAATCGCCTGGGTTTAGCCATTCTCTATTAAAACATCCAGAACATACATTTTCATCATAATTAAATACACGTTCACAATCTAAAAATTCACTATATGGTTCACTGAACCCTGAGATTAGAACTGTTGGTGTTCCAATTGCCCAGCTTAGCCAAGATAGACCACTACCTAAACCAATAAAAGCATCAGCGTATTTAATATCAACCATTCTATCTTCAATTGGATAGTCTCCGGTTTTATTAATTACACCTTTTAATGTTCCTCCTAATTTAGAATCATGCCAAGCATCTCCTAAACGTTCTTGAGTAATCATTACTACTTTGTATCCTTTGTCTTTCAAGTAATTAATTACTTCTTGCCATCCACCTGGGTGGTTCCAATACTTAGCGTGGGCTGAAGCATGTGGGGCAATTACCACGTATTTACCATCAATCTGTTTTCCTTTATTTGGGATTGTAATTTTTGGTTTGATTTCAGTATAATCTAAACCTAGGATTGATGTTGATGTTTGACCTAATGGGTATTTTTTAAAGTCAATAGGAATTTTAGTATTGTTAAATGTTCTATCTTCATTATAATGCCATCCGATATTATACATTGCGTAAATACTTTGAACCTCAGTTCCAGGTTTTACGAATTCTAATTCAGGATATTCTTGTTCGAACCATTCGTTATGGAATGTTGAACAAATAACGTGACAATCGTGTTTTTTTCTAAACTCATCCACATATGGGAACCAAGCTAATGTATCTCCTAACGCTGAAGAATCTAGGTGAATATAAACACGTTTTCCTTTAGCATTGTATTTATGTTCTAGTTCTACTTCACCCGTTTCTTTATTTACGACTTGAATTTTCCAATCTAAAAAGTATTGGATGTTAGACTTAGTCCACATATTATTTGTAATATCACATTGATATTGGAGTCTATCTGTTTTCTGGTCATAGAAATTAACAGTATAATCGCCAGCATTAGGGCCCAATACTTCAGCGAATGCTCCATTAATGAAGTGAACCTTTAATGTATTGGTTCCTTTTTTAAATGGAATGTTTAGTTGTTGGAGATTGTTGTATTCCTTGATTAAAACTTCTTTCATATCATTAAATAATCTTTTGTGTCGGGTTTATATTTTAAAATGCTATATCCTAGGGAACGTAAATAAGGAACGGCAGAACCATCAAGATCCTCTAACCATATTACAGGGCGATCTCTCAAAATTAAATTACGCATTCCTTCAAAAGCAGATAATTCATGTCCTTCAACATCAATTTTTATAAATTCTACTTTTTTATCAAATTTAAATGTATCTAATGCTAATACGATATTTGGGTTTTCACTATCAGAAACAATAGATACTACTCCACTATTAGATTCATGACCATTACTAAAATGGACTATGCTATTGTGACTGCCTATACCAACATTAAAACATTTAATATCTTTATAACGTTTAGTATTTTGACTTAATACAGCATAATTTTCAGGAAATGGTTCAAACGCATATATTTCTAACTCGGGGAAATTTTCTTTGAATTGTAAACAATGGGAACCAATATTGGCTCCGATATCTAGCATTAGGCCTTTTTTAGGGAAATAATCACTCCATTCAGTGAATAATTCAAATTCCCAAAAATCTCTATATTTGACGATGTCATCCGAAATACATTCGGGAGCATCAAATATAACCATTGGTATATTTCTAATACTAATTAACCTAGTTGAACGTTTCATATATTTTTACTATTTCTTTGGAACGATTATACCACGATAATTCTTTACCTGTGTTTATTGCTTGGTTTTTATATGAATCCCAATTTATCATAATATCTTTTAATCCTCTATCCATTTCAAAAACGTCACGAGGAGCTCTCCAAGCACCATGAAAATCAGTTTCGTATTCCCAATTAGCAATAATAGGTAAACCAGCAGCAGCTGCTTCAATCATTGTTAAGTTTGGATGTCCTGCTTCTAACATAGTTGGATGAACAAATATATCGTGGTTATGATATAGTTCTAATAATTTAGTATTAGGAGTGTCAAAAACCAAGTTTAGTTTAGGATAATTTAGCATCCATAAATGACCATTAAAGAATTGTTTATTAGCTGATGGGCCCGCTATTGTGATTTCTAAATCATTCATCATAGCTAAACCTAAACCATACGTAAATCCTTTTCTATCAAATGTAGGATCACCAGCCAAACCATTATTAGCAACCATTAACAATTTTGGTTTTTCTGGTTTAGAATGGAATGGGTTATTATAGAATTCATCTGTGTTTACTCCGTGAGCAAAGTATTTAACTTTAGGATGATCAAAATAATCAACTAAAAATCTAGCAGGAACTAATGATACCAAAGAACCTTCAATTGCCTTCATGTTCTCTCTAAACACGTGAGAATCTTTACCATAATGATACGCGTGATGATCGTGTAATTGGTAAATGTAAGGAACACCTTGTTGTGCTAATTGAATAGCTAGATTTGCTACGTGACAATGAACGATATCATAATCACCAGGAACTAAATCTCTAGACCACATTAAATCTACCTCATGACCTAATTCACGAAGGTTACACATAAATTCCCATACAATTTTTTCAATTGCTCCCCACGAAGGTGGAGGAACAGGAATACCACATCCTGGGTTTACTTGAGCTATTCTCATTTGGCGTAAATTTCAGGGCTATTTTCGTCCATACCTTTGAACTCTTGTTCAATAATACTAAATCCTGGGAGATGTTTAGTATAAATTTT